CGTTCTCCTCTCCATCATCATCAACAACGACGGCCCCACCAGCTTTTAAAACAAATCCACCATCGCAGGAACCAAATTTACAACCGCATCCTTTTTCACCAGGCGCAGGAGTTCTGTAGTAAGGCGTTTTAATATTTCCTATACCACCCGCGGCAGCAAGGCATGTAGTCGATCTTTTTTTGCAGTATGGCGGATTATTCCTAAATTTATTACTTGGTACATTAACTCCGTGAATTTGAATGGGTCCACAGGTACCTTGCATGCAGTTTACACGCTGTTTAATGTATCTTGCATTTACAGGATTGCGTCCTACACGTGAGGGACATCCGCTCATTTTTAGTCCTAGTTGGTTAGTATTCACCGAACCAATGCGCTGTCTAGATCTTCCATAGTATTTGACCATTATATATTACATAAATAATATTATTTTTGATTGAAATCAATATTATTTAACAAGTCCACATTTTACCGTAAATAGTCCCGGTTCCATTATTTGAACATTTGCATGAAAATCTGTTAACTCCAGTAAGGCGACCGACACCGCCACTAACCCATGCAGTACGCAATTGTCTTTGGACAACATTATTCCCTTTTTTAATTTTGTAAGGTCCTTTACAAGCACAAGCTATTGCTTCTTTACTTGCAGTATCACCATTAACACCATATCGACATCTTAAGTGCCTTGTACCACATCCAACAACTTGAAGATTGCATTTTACGCGCTGTGCAATGTAGCGATTAATGTAGCCTTTGCGACCGACTTTAGACGGACATCCGCTCATTTTTAAACCAGGTTGATTTGTGTTCACCGAACCTGTTCGTAGTCTTGCTCTACCGTAGTATAGTACCATTTATAATATATTATTAGATTTTATTTTTACCAGGCGCTCCAACTTCCGCCACCACCAAGTGCCATATTTGCAGCCATCGGCTCTTGTGCGCTTATTAATAAGTTTCCATCACCCGTTTGATCCATATACATATTCTGGCTAGTTGCTCCAGTATCTTGAGCGGGTTGTTGTTGTACTTGAGGTGGTCTTTGAACAGGTTGAGCGGTAGGCATCATACTAGATTGATTTTGTGTTCCTAAATGATCGGCTCTACTAGGTTGATGCATTTGCGGGCGTCCTGAAATTGGCTGACTGACGGAAACCTTTGATTTACCTTTGGATCTTGGTTTTTGTTCATTTGAATCACCAGATTTACCCTCCCACATATCATTAACACGTTCGAAAATTACCCCCATTTTACCAGCTATTTGATGGTTAAGGGCAAAAAATCCCATTAATAATCCAAGAGCTAAAGTAGTATAATTAATTCTATTCATAGAGGCTCCACTGTAAGTGGGAATAGCAATGATTATTTTATGCACGCAAAATAACAATAATATTGTCATTACCGCTTGACCTAAAACTTCTGCTAAAAGCTCAATAGAACCTTTTGTCCGAGGATTCGATTCTGTAAATAACTTTTTCATAATTGAATCGACAATAGCAACCGGTATAATTGCTAAAACAATGTATTGAACACCGTTGATAAGACTTGCTTTTGAATCGGCATCTATCGAAAAAACTTTAGATACAAATCCCTTACTATCATTTGAAGTTGAGGCTGATTCGCTTTCCATATATGAATTATGAAAAGAAATTAAATATTAATAATTAATAATTAATATAATGATTAATAGGATACCTTCAAAAATTAAATCCTTATACACGCATCCCGATTTACAATACCATAACCTAATAAGGAATGTAATAGGTAACGGCGAGTTAAAAAAAACAAGAAATGGCGCAACAGTAAGTTTGTTTGGTCAACAAATGGTTTTCAATTTAAATAATAATTTTGTTCCTGTATTAACAACAAAACAAGTAGCATGGAAAACATGTATACGAGAATTATTATGGTTTATTAGTGGAGATACAGACAATGAAACACTTACAAAAAACAATGTTAAGATTTGGAACGGTAATGCAGACGAGGACTTCAAAAAATCTAGAGGACTTGAATATGAAAATAAAGGCGATTTAGGTCCAATATATGGACATCAGTGGCGTCATTTCAATGCGCAATACAATGATTGTAAAAGCGATTATAGTAATCAGGGAATAGATCAATTGCAGAATATAATCGATGCCTTGAAAAATCCCAAAGAGAAATTTTCACGACGTTTAATAATGTCAGCTTGGAATCCGTGTCAATTAGATGAAATGGCTTTGCCACCTTGTCACGTATTAACACAATACCACGTTAATAAAAAAGATGAACTGTCTTGTTTACTATTTCAACGAAGCGGTGATGTAGGTTTAGGAATACCATTTAATATGGCATCTTATGGCATTTTAACATGTTTATTGGCCCAACATACAGGTTTGCGACCTGGCAGGTTAATACATGTTATAGGGGATGCTCATATATATGAGAGTCATATACCCCAATTAAAAGAACAAGTAGAAAGAGTATCATTTCCATCGCCGATATTAACAATAGGAAAAAAAAATACAATAGATGATTATGTTTTAGCAGATTTTCAACTTAATAATTATAAATATCATCCGTCCATTTCCATGCCCATGATTGCTTGATTTGCGTAAAGTATTTAGAAATATGTTATTAATTAATTTTATAAATGTCGAGCGCAGTAGCAATGAATAGAAGAATGGCAAAACAAAACGGAGAAAAAGTGCCAGATTTCCAGACGAATACCGGCAATAGTATGAATGGTAAACAGACGCAGAGACAGATGCCTAGACAAGCTGGTGGAACACCAATTCAACAATGTTGGACTATAATGAATTTTCATGAAACAAGACTAAATAATATTGAACATCAGGTTCACCTTTTGACGAGCCATGCTAAAAGTACTTCACAAGAAACCCACGAACCAAATGATACTAATTTACAAATATTAATGCAGAGAATGGATAGATTAGAAAAGGAAAATGTTTCCCTTCGACAAGTTATCCAAAAACAAACATCTGGTAAAAATTCAATCTCTTTAGAGGTTAGTGAAGAATAAATTGATCAGAATATTAACTTAACAATAATATGTTAATATTCTTACAACATGAAACTAGTGATAACCGAAAAAGCCAAAGTACACCAATTGGTAGCGATATTTAGACATCTAAATGGGATTGTTACTGATGTCAATATTAATCTACAAACCGATAGACTTTATATTCAGGGAATGGATTCCAGTCACGCCTGTTTAATCGAAATTAATATTGAAAAAGATTGGTTTGACAGTTTTGAGATAGAAGAGGGTGTATTGGGTGTAAACTGTGCTATGTTATTTAAAATTATAGACTGTTGGAAGGAAGGTCAAACAATTACAATATACTCTAAAAATTATGATAAATTGTCGGTTGATTTTGAAGGCGTAAACACTTTAACAAAAAGATTTCAAATACCTTTAATGGATATTGATACAGATATAATGGATCTTCCGGAAACAGAATATCAAGCTGATTTATGTCTGAAGTCATCCGAACTAAAAGAAATAGTTGGAGAGTTGTCAATATTCAATGATACATTGCAATTAAATTGTAATGAGGAAAAGGTAGTTCTTAAAGCTCATGGAGATTCCGGCACAGCTACTATTGAAATTAAACAAGACGACATCGATGAATATGCCGTAGAGGAAGATACTCAATTATCTGTGTCTTACGGAATTAAATATATAAACGCCGTATGTGCTTTTCACAAACTTAGTAAATATTTATATCTCCACTCGAGTGAAAATATACCATTAAAATTACAGTATTCTTTGGATGAAGAAGATGGTGAGAGTAAAAATTTTGTAAGATTCTTTATCGCTCCTAAGATTGATGATTGATATAATACGGAAAAAAACCAATAATCCTTTCTAAAAGAGTAGTAATATGAAATATCTTATTACAATTTTTATATTTTGCATAGTGTTATTTTTATATCTACATATTCAATATCATTTAAAAACTAGTAGTGATTTAGAAATATATACTATAGAACAACCTTCCAAAGATAAGTTAGAAGAAATATGTGATTTGCGCCAACCAGTAATTATTGATTATAGAATTGATAATATTATTGAAAACTGTAATCTCTCCACTTTAGACGATAACTACGGCGCTTTTGATATTAAATTGCGAGATGTAAAGGAAACCGATAAAAATAGTGAGATGCATCTTCCCTTTCTTTTTAAGGAAGCGGTAAATTTATTTCAAAAAGATGATAATAAAAAATTTATAACCGAAAATAATGATGACTTTTTAGAAGAGACTGGTGTTAAAAAACATTATAAATATAATGATTCATTTTTAAGACCGCATTTAGTATCAAAATGTATATATGATTTTTGGTCAGGTTCAACCGGAGCTTGCACGCCACTCAGATATCATTTAAATTATAGAAATTATTTATATCTTACAAGTGGTAAGGCAAGAATAAAATTAATACCGCCACATTATACAAAATATTTAAACGTATATAAAGACCATGAAAATAGCGAATATAGATCTCCTATGAATCCATGGGATATAAATGTTGAACATAAAGCTGAATTTAGCAAAGTAAAGGTTTTAGATGTTGATTTGACACCAGGAACTTTGTTGTATATTCCCGCCTATTGGAATTATACTGTATGTTATGATGAAATGTCAAGTATAGTAGTGTTTCAATATAGAACTTATATGAATACTATTGCTGTTTTACCAGATTTAATAATGGGATTGTTGCAAAAACATAATGTTCAGAAAAAAAATGTAAAATCACATACAGAGGGAGATAAAAATAAAATTGAATAATTTATAATATGATGACTTTAAACAAAAGACACCATGTATAAGATTAATGTCAGTGATCGCGAATACCGCGATTATGTCATAGTAGATAGTAAAACACTAAAAAAAACGGATATTACCGTGAATGCACCGTTACACAAATTATTTACTCAAGATATTTTCACTATAAACAGCGATTCTTCTATCAAAATAGAACACTCATCCGTTAGATCAATGTCTACAATACCTGCAGTTTTGGTTTTGGAAGGCAATAAAATGTTCGGTAAATACAAAAATAGATTCTTATATAAATGTCTTCCAGATGATAGAAGATTACCTGTATTCTTAGTACCATATAAAATTAAAAATAAATTCAATAAAAAACTTACAAATAAATATATAACTTTTGAATTTCGAGAATGGATAAATAAACATCCTCTAGGAGTTATTAGTCAGACACTCGGCGATGTATCAGATTTACCGAGCTTTTATGAATATCAATTATACTGTAAAAGTCTGTATGCATCTATACAAAATTTTAATAAACAAACAATGCGTCGTCTTAAAACGAAATCAGAGGAGGAGTTTGTAGATCATGTTATGTCAACATATGCGCTTGAAGATAGACGCGAAACATACGATATTATAACAATTGATCCCGTGGGAAGTAAAGATTTTGATGATGCTTTTAGCATAAAAAAAAATAATGGAATTTATACGTTGAGTATTTATATATCCAACGTATCAATATGGATGGATACATTGGATTTGTGGGAATCATTTTCCAATAGGATAGCTACGATTTATCTACCCGACAGGAAACGCCCCATGCTTCCCACTATTTTATCAGATGCTCTTTGTAGTTTACAAGAAGATAGATCGCGCTTTGCGTTCACACTTGATATAACTATTGATGCGACAACATACGAAATAACCGAATCAAAATTCCTCAATACAGCTATAAAAGTGCGAAAAAACCTTAGGTATGATACTGTGGAACAAGAAACAGATACCACATATTTGAAAGCGTTAGGTCTTATAAAAATACTTAATCGCAAGTTTAAATATTCCGATTCTATAACCACCAGTCACGAGTTTATCGCTTATATTATGATTTTAATGAATTATATATCTGCAAAAGAGTTGAAAAAACGTAAAATCGGTATTTATAGATCCGCAAAATATAATACTAGCTTTAATCCTCCAGAAAATATATCACCTCAAGTACAAAAATTCCTTAAAATGTGGAACAGTACAGGAGGTTCTTATGTTAAATATGAAAATATCAGCGGTCATGAAATATTAGATCTAGATGCATATGTACATATTACATCTCCTATTAGGCGATTAGTTGATTTACTGAATATAATCAAATTTCAAGAAGCTCTCGGTATATTTACTAATCAAAAATCACAGGAATTCTATGTTAGATGGACAAATGATGAAGCATTTGAATATATAAATACAACAATGAGATCAATCCGGAAGGTACAAAATGATTGCTCTTTATTGAATCTTTGCTCTTCGGATGAGGATATAATGAATAGAGAACATAACGCTTTTATATTTGATAAAATAGTGAGAAATGATTCATTGTTTCAATATATGGTTTATATTCACGACATAGGATTAGTTAACAGGGTAACTAGCAGACACGATATTCCAACATATAGTAAAAAAAAATGTAAGTTGTATTTATTTACAGATGAAATACGACTTAAAACAAAAATTAGGATATCGCTGAATTTATAATTACAAGTTATTAATAAAATCTGATACAAAAAATTGAAGTAAAAATATAGCACAAACGATATTCTACATTCAACAACAATACTATACCTAACATGAGTTTAACATCAACCGCTATCAAAACTATCAAAACCAAAGTACCAGATGGTATGACATTTGCACGGCTTAATCGTCTATTGGACGTGTATATTGCAGTTAATCGGGAAAAAGATGCCCTAAACCGCGAGATGGATCAGGAACATCAGGGAAACGGAAAGATCCGCCACTCAAACTTCTATAGCGAAATTTCGGAGAATATAGCGAAATTTGCTTATTATAAAAAACATCCCGACAAAGGACTCCCAACGTGGAATTCAGTCAAGGGTGACTTGGAATTGGGAGAAAAGCAACTTGAAGTAAAAGGATTTATGTCAGACGGCCCTTCTTCATTTGGCCCTACAGAAGATTGGGACGTAATTTTATTCGTAGACTGCAAGGGTTTCGAATCAAAAAACTTTAAGGTTTACGAAATAAATTTATCGAATAAATCAGACGCTTGGAGAGACATTAAAATAAGTGGTTCATTGTTTGACGCGAGCAATGTCCCGTGCCTTCCTGAAAATATCGATAGTTTAAAGGCAAAGGCACTCAGAGATTTATGTGAGAAACGTGGCTTGACTAAGGCTGGCAATAAACAAGACCTACTCACAAAACTAAAGACCCAGGCTCCCGGGTCTAAATTTAAAAAACCAATGACATATGGCGAAATTGCTGATAATAATAGCCGAGGACAATTAAGAGGTTGTTTTGAAACAATCTTTAAGCCTCAGCTTGGAGATAAATGTGAATTAATTTTCGATGGACATCTTTCCAATTTAAACAATGGCATTTAGTTTGCCAACAATCAAATCTACCACAGGAACCGATACAGCATTACCTGCTAGCTTATATAGCGCACTATCTGATAGAGCGGGAAGCTTGTAATCAGACGGAAATCCTTGTAAATTAAAACACTCTCTAGGGGTTAACTTACGAATCCCATTATCATCCATCAATAGTGGAACATTGTGTCCACCGCTTCCCATATTAGCCGTTAAAGTCGGACAACACGAACTCTTATTTTCCCTTACATATTTACGCCTCCACTGATACAAAACGTTTTTCGAAATATGTTTTGTAACGCCCTCCTTCACTTTTTCAAACATTTTGTACCTATCTGTATAGTAATATTTATCTTTTACATCATCCTCAAGAAAATCACTAATCGGTCGTTTTTCTTTTATATTGAAATTAAAATTAAATTTGTCAAATTTTTCTTTAGTTCGAAATCCAATAATATATATCCTTTCGCGATGGTGAGGAACTCCTGTAATAATACTGGTATCCAAAACAGCAGTTTTAATATGATATCCAATTTCTTTTAATTTGCTTTCGATAATTTGAAATGTATGTCCGTTATCATGCGATTTAAGATTTTTAACGTTTTCCAACATAATCATCTCAGGTGTATGTTTTTTCAATATCTTCAATATTTTCCAAAATACATTTGATCTTTGATCATCGAAACCCTTCATTTCCCCGGCAATGCTGAACGGTTGGCAAGGAAATCCACCACACAAGAGATCATGATTCGGTATTACATCAACATCAACATTATTTAAATCTTCAAGTGTGAATTTGTGATTGGGATTATTTAATTCATATATTTCCTTAGATGATTTTACAATATCATTCGTGAAGACGCATTTAAATTTTTTATTCCGTTCTAGTGCCAATGAAAATGCTCCTGTTCCGGCAAACAGATCTATAAATAGTATTTTAGACTGTTTTTTGATTACAACTTTCCTTTTCTTGAAAACTTTATTTGACTTTTTAGAACTGCTATCTTTTTGCATAATTGTACTGTAATTTTATACTTCTATTAATTTTCTAAATCAATTTTATAAATACAATCAGGTTTCATAAAAACAGGTTTTATAAGTGGAATAATTCTACCTACACAACCCAATGTCCATTGTTTTTGATATTTATTTTGATGTTGTTTTAATTTTCTTTGCCACAAAAATTCTTCATAAAAATTTATAGATTTATTTATATTGTAATTTTTTATTAATAGCGGTTTCCATATCAAATTAGATCTCATAATGACTTTACTAGTCGCATCGAATGGTTTCAAATCTTTCTTTTCAAGAAAATTATAAATCAAAATATTTAAATCAATAGGAATTTCATTTAACATAAATATTATATATATATACGTAAAATTAAATATTTTTTTTTGTTGTATTAGTGTAAATGGAAGGACAACCGTTATTGGAATCTGATCAACAGGACGATTTATCTATCCCTTCGTGGGATAATTTATGTGCTCATTATGAAAGTAGGTGGGCAAAAGAGAAAGAGAAATTTCAGAATCAATTAAAAATGCATTTTAAGGCACTTGTGGAGAGATTTGCATGTGGAAAACAGGAGATATATTCATTATGTGTGGCTGATAGACTTGAAAAGAAGTATATTAGAGCTTTTTTGGAGATTTTTGAATCAGGGTATGCTCCTCATGTTGGCGACGTCGAAAGAATCGCCGGGAAAAAGGTCAGAAAACTTCATATTACCATGCCAAATAATTACGCAGACTGACTATATCAATATATTTTAGTTTATTATGAAGAGGATTCTGTAATAACCGTGAAATGGATAAAAGAACCCGCGTGTTGTATAATATTTTAAAACAATTTAGTAATACATATGACTAAATTGTTATATTGCATTCGTCACGGAACCGCATTGCATAACATAAACTTTTGGAAAATAGGAAGGAAAGCATACACAGACTTTAAAGATACCCCTTTAATTGACAAAGGTAAAATGGAAGCACTTCAGTTAGGAATAGATTGGAAAAATTTATTCAGTGTTGAATTGGTTTTAGTTTCGCCGTTATCAAGGACCTTGGATACTGCAAAGTATATATTTAAAGATCATCCTAATGTTCCAGTGATAGCATTAGACGAATTGATGGAGCATCCGCAAGCAGAGGAACTGTGCAATCAAAGAATTGATAAAACGGAATTGGTTAATAGGTATTCAAATATTGATTTTTCCCATATTTCAGATAACCCAAAAATATATTGGAGTGATAAATTAGTTCATGAAAAGGAACTCGTAAATCTAGACAATAGAATTAATATATTCAAAGAGTTTGTTAGAAAAAGACCCGAAAAAACAATAGCTATTGTTTCTCATAGCTCATTATTGGGTCATATGATGCATAATAAAATAGGGGATGAACATAATGAATTAAAACATTGT